ACCATGCACAGCTCCAACAGCTCCACAATTAGTAAGATTATTATTACCAGAGGTTAGAAAATGGGCTGAAAAACTACCAGCAGAATTAAAAGAGTGCGTAACAGTCAAGAATGATAGTGTAGCTTTTTGTAATAATAATGTAGCCATAGCAAGAACAGCTAGAAAAGAAGCACCAGAGGGTTTACAAGGGTTTCATGCTACTTTTCTTTGTTGGATTATAGATGAAGCTAGTGGTGTTCCTAATAGTATATTTGAGGTTATCGAGGGAAGTCTTACAGGTGAAAAACATCTTAGATTATTAACAGCCAATCCTACACGAGCAGAGGGATACTTTTATAATTCTCATCATAAGAATAGAGCGTTATGGAAGTGTCATACATTTAATGCAGAGGAGAGTGAGAATGTTACTAAGGCGAGTATTGAGAGAAAGAGAAAAGAGTACGGAGTAGATAGTGATGCTTATAGGGTGCGTGTGTTGGGTCGTTTCCCTAGAACTTCTAGCGATAGTGTTATACCCCTTTATATTATAGAGGATGCAATAAATAGAGGGGATGATTACAACGACCACGGGGCTGAGATATGGGGCGTTGATTATGCAGATGCAGGAGATGATAAAACTTGGTTAGTTAAGCGTGTAGGTAATTACTTTTATGAGAAGATTGAGTGTCCTGTAGAGGGTAAACATAGACAAAGTAAAACTGCATCATGGATAGCTATGTTATTCAATCAAGCTCAAAGAAAACCTAAAGCGATATTCATAGATTCCATTGGTGAGGGTAGTGGACTTTTATCACGCTTGTTTGATGCAGACTTTAGCCATATACCAGCGATTAGTATCAAGGTAAGTGAGAAAGCAGATAGAAGTGATATTTATCTCAACAAGAGAGCAGAACTATATTATAACCTCAAAGCTGCATTAGAGGATGAGGGAAAGATGTTTGATGATGATACAGCAATTGGAGACTTATCAGCTCAGAAGTTCGAGATTATGCTCAATGGTTTAATCAAGATAATACCTAAAAAGGAGATTAAAGAGAATCTAGGTCGTTCACCAGATATTGGTGATGCGATGGCTTTATGTTGTTGCCCATTCGTAGCAGAGAAAGAGAGTAACGAGTACGATGATATGTATGATGAGTTTGAGACTAATGATGTTGATGAGGGGTTCGGGTCGTGGTAGAAGATAAAGTTAGTGCTAATGAGATAAATACGAGTTTTATAATTAATGAGTTATGTGATGGTGATGCAAATAGAGCATTGAAGTTAGCAAGGGATTATCCCCGTGTTCAAGTAACACTAGCACCGAAGAGTATAGAGAGATATTTTATCTTAGAGTACATAGAGTTAGAACTTACAGATAAAGAGATAATTGAAGCTTTAACGATAGATGGGTTCACGATTAGGAAAGATAGAATTGAGAGATTGAGAAGGGAGTATGAGAATGGCAAAAGAGATAAATAACACTACACAAGCAGAGATTGTAGCACTACGAGATGATGCTATTGCAGGTTATACAAAACATAAAAAAGATTTCGTGGCTCTTGAAGAGGGTTATATGAATATCCTTAGGTATGCTCAGAGGTTATCGTTAGCGAGACGGAAAAAGTCAGCACTTACACCTAATCTAATCAAGCCTAAAGTTGATATGCTTGTTCGTGATGTTATGAAAGCATTTTTCGGTAATGATGAGTTAGCAGAGATAAAAGCTGAGGATATAGATAATATTGATGATATGGCAGTTACTCAGGCACTTAAAGATGAGCTAAAAGAGTTTAGTCGTGATAAGAACCTTTATTCTAAATGTAAACCAGTTGTAAGAGACTTACTTGTGTATGGTACTGCAATTTTAAAAGTGTATTGGAGTATAAAAGAGAATCTAGCAAAGGTTGAGCAATGTAAGTTAAGTGATGTATATTTCGACCCTTATGCTCCAAACATAGCAGATATTAGGTTTTTAGTTCATAGAGTATCTTCTATGACTATTGCAGACTTAGAGAAACAATATAGAAGTTTTGATATAGATTGGGAAGCTCAACTTAATCAAACTCTAACAGGGGTAAATGATGCTCAAAACAACGAGATAAACAAATATCAGAGGGTAGAATTTCACGAGGTTTACAGAAAGAAAAGTGGTAAGTGGTTCGTAACCACCATACTCAATGACGATACGATACTTAGACTAGATAAACATCTTAAAGATGGTTTGCCATTTATAGCAAGTAATGTAGATGCTCAAATGGTAATGATAAATGAACCAGTTACACCAACACGAGCTTATGGGTCATCTTTTATAACTCCCCTACTCTCTATCCAAAAAGAAAATACAGTTAAGAGAAACCAGCAGATAGATGCTACAGATGTACAACTAAACCAAAGATTTATAACAACTAAGACGAGTGGATTAAGAGAGGATGACTTAAATTCTAATCGTAAGAAAATAGTGGTTGATAATATAGGAAACATTCGAGAGCTACCAATTCCTAGACTAAATGATTCTATCTTTGAGACTAGCAAACTTGAAGCCGAAGCAGAACAAATATCAGGAGTAACTAAATTCAGTCAAGGGATGGATGTAGGAGGTCGAGAAAAAACAGCACGAGAAGTATCGGCTATACAAAATCAAGGCAGTTCAGTTATAGATGATATTAACAGAGCATTTAATGAAAATTTCTTTAGACCATTAGTGCAACGATTAGTTCTACTTACTTATAAATATAAAGCATCAAAAAGATTTATAGGGATAGATAGAACTAGACCACTTAGACAAAAGATAGTTATAAATGTGGGTATTGGTTCAACTAATAAACTCTTAGCACTTGAAAACCTAGATAATGCGATTATGAGCGTTACACAGACTGCTAGTATGTTTATGCAGATGCAACATCCAATGACATCAAAATACATGATGATACTAGATGAACTCAACATGGAGAAACTTAAACAGTTAGGGCAGGACAGTATCTTAGAAAAGATAGAGGAACAAAATCAACAACAAGGGGTGATAAATGGGTGATGAGTTAACTGATGAGGAGATTGAGTATTTAGTAGATGGGATAGATTTTGATGCAGAAAAAAAGAGTGAAGACATTTTAAAAGTTGGTTTGCTTGAAGATTATCAAACATTAGAGAATCTAAAAGCTTTTAAAGATGGAGAGATAAACAATTTAATATCAAAGGAGTTAAACAATGAGTATCAAAGAGCTTTTAATCTAGTAGTAACGCTAAAAGATGCAAATGAGGTAAAAGAAAATGTAGAGTATATGAAAGGTATTGGTTTTGCCATGAGTATAGTTAAAAATCTTATTATTAATTTAGAAGATGATATTGAAAATAAAAAACAAAATCTTGAAGAACAAGAATTAGGGGAATAATTATGAATGCACCAATGATAGAAGAGCAACAACAAATGACACCAGAGCAACAACAAATGACACCAGAGCAACAAACACAACAACCTATGCAGCAACAAGCACCAGTAGATGAAGTACAACTAGCAAAAGATGCACTAGGTTTAGGCGATGTTGAAAATCAAATGGCTCAGATGCAACAACAACTAGATGCAAGTAACCAACAAGCTATGTTCAATGAGATAAGTTCAAACTATAAAGATGTACCAGTAGAAGAGGTGCAAAAAGCAATAGCTACTATGGCAGAGACTAACCCTCAAATGGCTCAGATGATGCAAAGTGATAAACAGGGTATAGATATGATGTTTAAGCAGGTTCAGTCACAAATTAAACCTAAAGAGACACCTGATGAGATTACAGACAGTGGTGATGCTGGTGATGCAGGGTTAGGTGACTTTAATCAAAAACTCAAAGATGGTAATGCTTCTGAAATGGATTTAGGTGAATTTATACTAGAAAATCAGTAATTTTTGTAAAGCAATATTGTTTTGCAGAACCTCCTTTTGTAAAAATACGACTATTGAAAAACAAATAGTTTAAAAATTTACGAAAGGAACAAGAGAAGATGATTACTACTACAAATAACACAGTCAGTCAGAAACCCTCGATAGTCGATGCGATTATCAAACAAGGTGTTTCAACAGCTCCTATCATTCAGATGTTGGGAAGTGGTAATTTATCCGCTCCTACTCACGCATGGATAAATGATAGATTCGCAGATGCTAAAGATAACGCTCACTTAGAGCTTACAGGATTTGAAG